CCAGATAGGGGTTGATGGCTACTTCGATGATGGACCCGGCGCCGCTGGCCGCTTTCAGGGCGATAAACTGGATGGTGCCGGTTCCGGAGTCATCGACCCGGCCACTGGCCGTGCCGTAGAGATTGGCTCCCAGGGCGATGGCACCGTTGGCCTCGATTTGAAAGGTACCGGGGTCATTCCAGAGCTTGACGGCAATGGGGTCGCCCGACGCGGCCCGGCCCAGGGTGATGCCGATGCCATACTCTCCGGCCCCGGCATAGATAACCTCAAACGGCTCCGTGACACTGCCGGAGGAAAACTTGACCCGCCGGTTCGGCTCCAGGGCCGAACCCGCCAAAAAAGTTTTGTTTCGATCCGTAAACATGATTTCGACCTCCTCCTATTTTCCCGCCGGGTTGTGCCGGTCGATATAGGCCTGATGCAGTTCAGGATATTCCTTCGCCGCCATTTTGATGGCTTCGCCCCGGGATTTGCCCGAAGCCATGATTTCCTTCACCTTGGCCTCGAAATCCTGACCGGTGCCCGGGGCGGTCGGCCCCATGGATGGCGGCGCATTGGTTTTCATCTCCGCCAGGGCTTTGTCCCGGCCGTCTTTTTCGGCCTGGAAGAACCGCTTGAAGGTTTCACCTGCAGGTGCGCCGTTCTTGACGGCCTCCAGGGTCACCGCTTTGTCCCCGTCAGCCTCCAGGATCTCCACCACTCGGGCCCGTTCGGTTTGAACGCCCTCATCCTGGCCGGCCGCCAGACCCTCCGACCTGGCCGAACCCCTGATTTCCTTGAGCAGTTCCGGGGCCTCGGCCTCCAATTGCTGCAACGTGATAGGCATAATTGCCTCCTTTGATTTCGGCCCGGAACGCTCTATGGACACCCGAACCTTTTTGTCCTGATCCGCCAGCGTGATCGCTGCGGTCTCATCATCCGCGCCCAGGGCGCAAAAACTCACTTCCCGGACATAGGATTCCAACCAGATTTCCGCCGGCCCCGCGACCTCCTGGCCGTTCACCAGCTCGGTTTCCTTGTCGCTGTCCAGGACCTTGACCTTTTTCGGCCACACGCCGATGCTGGCCTGCCAGGGAAACCCCTCTTCCGCTAGATCCCTGACCTCCTGGCCGTCCGCCGATTTGACCGAAAAATCCCCTTGAAGGAACAAGTTGCTATTTTCCTTCCAGGCCTTGGTGCTGTAACCCACCACCCGGGACCGGTCATGCTCCCGGAGCACCGGCATCTTGGCATTGACCTTGATGCCGTCGGTAGCGACCACCAGCTTGCCGAACCATCCCCGGTCAATCACCGCCCCGGTGTAGGCCGTGATCAAAAAACCTTTGCCGGGCTGATCGCCTTGGGCCGGCGCCAAGGCTAACGGGGCAGTAAGGCTCAGGGCGGAGCGCTGGGATTTGCTGTCATCCCAGAAGGCGTTGCACATGGCAAAGGCCTGATCGGATTCCCGGCCTTCCCGGTCAACCAGTTCGCCGGTGCAGCGCTTGAGAAAATCCTGTTTGTTTTCGCCTTTATTCGGTTTGGGCATTGTTATCTCCTGTCGGTTCCGGTTCCGGCCCCGCGGCGACGGCCATCTTGGGGGCGCCGCTGACCGGAAAAAACAGGCCCAGTTCGTCGGCCCGCTCTTGTTCGCGCTTTAACTGTTCAAAAACCTCTTCCCAGTCCCGGCCCTGTCCCGCCACTTCCTCCGCCTGGGTGGACAGGCCATAATCGATGGCCAGCTTGGAGGCCTGCACCTCCTTCACCGGATCAACCCAACCCCAGCCGCCGCCGATCCATGCGGCTCGGGTGTATTCCGCTCGCATCTCATAGAACCGGGGGGCCTTGAATAGGCCCCGAAGAAAGGCTTCCTCCAGCACCAGGTCCCAAAACGGCTGACAAAATTGGGCTGCAAACCAGGAGCGCCAGGTGGTAAACAAGCGGCGGCCTTCCAAAAGAGAGGCCCGGGCGGAAGAATAATTGGTCTTGGAAAAATCCTTGGCCAGAAGTTCATACGGCAGGCCGATGGCGATCCCAATCATTCTGAGGATGCCTTCCACAAAGCTGGAAAAGGTTTCCCCGCCACGCTTGGGGTCCACCACAGAAATATTTTCCCCCAGGCCGAGATAGGTCACCAGGCCGGGCTCAATGCCCTGAAGGCGTTTGTTGGTGGTGGATTCGACGCCGGTGGCGGCGGCCAGGGCGGCATATTGCGAATCATCTTTGGTAATAAACACCGCCAGGCAGGCGGCTACCTTGGCGGCCACCAACTCGGCGTCGAGGTAATCCGCCAAGTCCTTGAAATAGGTAAGCACCGGGGCGAAATGGGGCACTCCCCGAAGCTGCCCAGGGCGGTTGGTGCGGAAAACGTGGAGCACCCGGGGGCGGCCATGGCTGTCACGGGCCTCAATCCTCTCGGCCTTTCCCACGTTGTAGGCCGACACGCCCTGGTTGGAGTAATCAACCTTGGAAATCCAGTAGGCCAACGGCTCCCCCCGGGCGCCGACTTCAATGCCTGTGTCCATGGCGGTCAGCGATTTGCCGCTCTGGGGACAAAGGCGATCACCCTCCAGCAACTCCACTACCCGTTGGATCGGCCGCCAGGGTTCACCGGCCATTACCGGCAGGGCCAGGATCTCGCCGTCCTCCACAATCTTGCGCAGGGCCAGAAACTGCAAATCATCAAAACTCAGCCGGTTGCCGGCGTCCGCCAGGGGCGTCCAGACCTGCCAGATGCTTTCCGCTTGGCGCTGCAACTCCCGGGCCTGCCCTTCATTGAGGCCCAGAACATCGGCCCGAAGACGCGATTGCGGCCGCAGTCCCCGCCCCACAATGTTGATGGCCATGGTGTCGGTGGCGCCGCTGGCCACAGCATCGTTGCGGTTCAGATCCCGGGAGCGGTTGCGGAGCATTTCCAGGGTGGATGAAGCGGGGGTGGTGTTGCTGCGACCCAACAGCCAGTTGTTCCGGAGCCGGGAGGTATCAGCCCCCCGGTAGTCGGCCATCAGTTCCAATTGCAGCTTGGCGGCCTGGCGGCGGGCGCCCAGAGCGGGAGAAACATAATTGATCATCCGGTCCAGGCGGGAAAAAGGGCGGGGCTTCACAGAGGCACCGTAAATTCAACCCGGTTGATGGGGTCGAAACCGGCCCCGGCGCCCCCGAACTTGGCCATCTCTCCCAACAGCCACTGTTCCCGCTTTTGGAGTTGGTCCAGGTTGGCCCGTTTCAACCCCATGGAAGCCCCAGCGGTATATTCCTGGGCGGTAAGGCACTTCGAGATGGCCGTCTGCACTTCTGTCAGCATGGTTTCAAGTTGCGCTTGAGTATAAGCCATGCTGCCAATATCAACCAAAAAAAAGAGAGCCTCAAGGCCCTCTGGTTCGATTGGTTCGCTCTGGTTCGTTAAAATGCGGTCATTCAAAAAAAGTTTCGGGGTCCACCTTGTTTTTTTCCAGAAACATGATCACCGATTCCCGGCTGATCCGGCGGGTGCGTTTACCGATTTTGAAGGCCACCAGGTCCCCGGCCCGGATCAAATCGCGGACGTGTTTTTCGGTGCAGGCCAACATCTCCGCCACGTGATGCAGGTGCAAAAGACCGCTCTGTTTCACCACCATATTCATCTCCCCAACCAGTCACCGGCCGCCCGACCGGTTAAAGGATTGACCCCGCGGTCCGGTAAACCTTCCACATGCGCACCCGCCCCCGGCCGGGGCAGCACCATCACCCCGCCCCAGCACTCCGGATCGGCCATGGCCAGGGCATAGATGCTGGTGTCCAACAGGTGATTACCTTGATTGCCCTGTAAGGTCCATAATTCACGGCCCCGGTTATCCCGAACCTTGATCTCCGCGGTGAGTTGCATGGTGAAATCCTCCCCGGTGCCCTTATGGAAATGTACCCGGCCCGATTCTACCCGTGACCAAAACGCATCCTTGAGGGCGTTGGTGTCCAATATCCACAGACGTAAACCTCCAGGAATCGGCCCCCCTTTGCCCGGCATCCGGTCAATGACGGACATCATCATTTTCTTCCCGCCAGCGAGAGCTTTGGAGGCTCCCTTAATCCCAAAAATGCGGCCTTGCCCCTGGATGCGCAGCCATTGATAAACCTGTTCCGTCATGCTGACGTTGCCGTCCCCGCCGCCACTGCCCCCGGTATCAATAGCCCCCCGCCACACCGGATAAATCGGCCCCCCGCCGCCGCTGCAATAATAAACGTCCCGGAACAACCAGCCCTCCAGCTCAGTCCAATTTGGCAGCCAGCCGTAACGGATCAGGTGTTGGTCCACCAGGCCGCTATCCAGGCGCACCCAGGCCCAGATAGAGCACCAGCAGCCCCACTTATGGTTATCAATTCCCGCAGTCAGGGCCACGGTGCCGTCGGGAACAACTTGCGCCTCGCGGTCAGAACACAATTCCAGCAAAGCCGAAGTGTCTTTTTGCTTGACCACGTCTCTCCACGGCTCCGCCAGCCATAAATTAATGAAAGTTTTGTACTTTTCCCGGTCAGCTTTGGTGGCGAAAAACTGCGCTGCCACCTCGGAAAAGTTCCGAAAAGGCGAGTAGAGGACGTTCCACCAAAAACCCACATGCGATACGAGCGGCAAGGGCGGCATTTCACCCGTCTTAACGTCAAATGGATGGCCCTCCGGGACCCATTGACCCCGGGCCAGCATCCCCGGCTTGTCCTTGTCGTCAATTTCCACCTGGCAATGGACGCACTCATACCGGGCTACCCGCTGCTGGCGGATGTAATCCGGGCCCCGCTGCTCCGCCGGCCATTCCCCCAGCTTGGCCCCGGCGCACTTCACCTGCCAAAACGAGAGGACCTGGTAGGCGCCGCACTGGGGACAGGGCACCCAATATTTGCGCCGATCAGAGCGCAGATACTCCCGGTTGATGTGCCCGTCCGGAGTGGTGGGCGTGCAGGGCTCGATAATCTTACGATTCCAGTAGGTGGTCAGCCGGGCCTCGGCCATTTCCACCGGCGAACCCTCATCCCCGGTGGCCGCCGGATACCGGTCCGGCTCATCCATGAGGAGATAACGGGCCTCGACGTTGGCCAGATCGGCCTTGCTGCCCGCGGTGGCGAAATAAATGTCCATGCGCTTGAGCACAATGGAGCGCTTCTGCATGTCATCCGGGTCGCCGGTGAGATACCGGGACAGCTCCGGGCTTTCGGTAATCATGTCCTGGAGCCGCTTGTTGACCCGGCGCAGGGTCTTGTCCGTGGGCATGACCACCAGGAAGGGGGCGGGGTCCTGGGAAATGACGTACCCCAGCATGTTATAAGCCGATTCGGTCTTGGCGCTCTGCACCGAGGCCATGATGGTGATCCGCTCCACCCCCGGCTCCAAGAAAGAATCCATTACCCCCACCGCATAGGGCACCAGCCGGTTACTCCAGGGCCCCGGGATAGCTGATTGCTTCGGCAGCATCCGGTAACGCTCGGCCCACTCGGACACGGCAATATCATCCGGCGGCGCCCAGGCGGAGCGCTCGGCGGGGGAGAAGGGGTTATGGGTTACGAGTTCTGAGTTATGTGGATTATGGTGCATAAAACGTCTAACCTATCTTGTGCCCCGGCCCCGGCATTTCTTTTAAATCACCAAAAGAAGTCACTTCCGCCACTTGCGCCGATTCTGGACCGGCATTGCCTGCGCCGGCGCCGATGTTTTCCGGCAACGGCCGGGCGAAATCCTCCAGGAGGTTCCGCACCGCCCGGTGAATGATCGGTTCCATCTCCCGTTCATGCGAGCAGGTGGCCAACTGCGGCGGCAGGGCCCGGGCCAGAATCAACAGGCCCTGCTTCACCGCCATGATCCGGGCCACGAATAGCTGCTCCACCGCGGCCAGCTCCACCAGCTCCCCCCGGCGATGCCGAAGCTCAAGCTCCCGCCGCTGGGCCTGGAACTTTTTGTTCTGCCCATCCCAAAAATCCTTCCCGGACTCCAGCGTCAACTCCGGCTGCCGGGGATCGCCCAGCAACCCGGCCGGCCGGGCAACGACCTGGCCGTCCCTTCGGTCAAGCCACGCCTGGATCTGCTGCCGGTCAAACCGCCGCTTCGATAATCGAGGCATACCAGCCTTAATCCAGTTACGAACCGTGCGCTCCGTAACCTCAAAAACCTCCGCTACCGCCTTTTGCCCCACAATTATTGAGTCCATAACATACCGGATTGCCGCTATTTCCTAAATCCCCCTAATCCGGCACAAACCGGAAACCCGAAAAACCTTTCATAAGTAACAAATCAAAAAACTCGACCTCGATCTTTTCTTAGGGGGCGGGGAAGGACCCGCTTCGCTCCCGCCGACCCACCATCCATTGCAACACAGCTTCCATGCTGAAGGTGCCATCCTGGTTTTGTGGCAGACCCTCTTGCACATATCCTTGCAGGACAACTGCGCTGATGTTGAAGGCTTGGGCTACTCGCCACAATTCCACATGGGCATCATCATAATCCCCGATCTGAGACTCGATAAACGTCTCAAGGTTGTTTTCCCATTGAGCGAATTGATCATCCCTCATTCCTGCGCCCCTTCCACCAGGTCGGCCGCCAATGCCTGCGTCTCTATCTGGTGCCACACATAAGCGTCATAGGCCGCCGGCCCAAGCACAAACCCCATTGCCAACAACCAGACCACCATGATCATCTTCATTGGACCACCCCTCGCTTACAGAATGATCCCATAGTGGCACATGGTGGCGCATTATTTCAATAATCCTTATCAATTATCAGAACTACAAAAGTTTCAGTAAACATCCGCCGATACGCCACCTTGCGCCACTTCCGCCACCAGATGCGCCACCTTTTAACTTATTATAATTATTGATTATATAATCCTTAGTGGCGGATGTGGCGTATATAATCATAAAGTAACCTTAGAATCGTCTTACGTAAGAAAGTTCCTGACATTCTGCGCCACTTGCGCCACCTGTCTATTTAGTTGAAAATAATCAAAAGGTTATCAGGTGGCGCAATGGTGTGCGCAAGGTGGCGCAAGTGGCGCGTCAAACATCGATGCTACGCAAACCAACCCCACGCCAAAAGCGCTTGCCACCTGCGCCCTTATCTTTCTTAAAACCTCGTTCTGACAAACAAATCCCGAACGTCCGCTGCTTCATCTGCTCCTTATCCTTCAGCCCCGCTTCACCCGCCCAGGCAGTGTAAGCCGCATAGATATCCCCGGCTGTGACCGTCAAACCAGGGGCCACCAGGCAGCAATCCTCCATGAACTCCGCCAACACATCCATCTCGGCCCGGTAGGCGGCAATGGCATCAGTCACTTCCTCCGGCGGCGCCAGCCCCTCCTCCTGCCAATAGAGACAGCCCCGCACCAGCCAGGCCAGAATCCCGGGCGCCTCGGCCCGGAGCTTGTCAGCCAGGCCGTCGTCCTTGGGCAGGTCCATCCCCTCACCGAACTGCACATTGAAGGGGATCATCTTGATGCGCCGCCAGATGGCGTTGTCCGCCCCCCGGATCACCGGCTTGTTGTTGGTGGAGAGGAACAGCTTGAACTGCGGCTTGAAATCGAAATACTCCCCATAGAGAAACCGGGCACTCACCGTGTCCTGCCCAGTCAACTCCTTGACCAGGGACTCGGCCAGGCGCCGGCCCCGGTCCACCTCCGAAGCCGTCACCAGGCGTGGCCCATCCAGCCGGGCCACATCCGTGGGGATGTCCCCGCCCCGGTTCTTGGCCAGCAGTGTCTCGGTAGGCGTGTGCATGGCATAGGTCCCCAGAACCTCCTTAACCAGATTGAGCAGCGTGGACTTGCCGTTAGCCCCGCCCCCCCAAAGAACGAACAGGCACTGCTCCTGAGTGGACCCGGTGAGGGCATACCCCAAGGCCCGCTGCAAAAACATCACCATGCGGTCAGCCGCCGCCGGCTGCCGGCGCACATCCTGAATCTGGTACAGGAACCGCTCCCACTGATCAAAGGGCGCATCGGGCGCATAATTCACCGGCGCCATACAGGTAAGCAGGTCCTCCCGGGCATGGGGCCACAGCTCGCCGGTGGTCAGGTCGATGGTGCCGTTACGGCAGTTCAGCAGCCAAGGCTGGGCGTCAAAGGCCGCCGGCAGGATCGGCACCCCGGGCTCGCTCTGGGCCAGGCGGATCATGGCCAAAATTCTCCGGCTGTCCTCACATTGCAAGGCGAACTTCCCCCGGGCCTCGCGCTCCTTAAAATCCCGGCAATCCGCCGCTTCCCGGTACAGATCGGCGGGCACATCCTTGGCCCAGCGCTCCACCTGGGCGGTGCTGTCCACCTCCCAAACCTTGCCGTTCCAGCAGTACCACTTCTTATTGAGCTGGCAATACCGGAAGTCCTTGCCGTGCAGTGCCACCAGGCGCCGGGCGTTGCCCAAGTCCGACAGCGAGAACCCTCCGGCCGCGGGCATGAACGACGACGGCTCCGGCGGCTTGGCCTGGGCCTTGAACCCCACTACCAGGGCCTTGACGTCTTTGCCCTGGCAGTGGGCCTCGGAGAGGTCCTTGAATTCCTTGGGGGCCTTGATCACCTTCAGCCCCGGCAGGTCCATGGCCACCTCGGCAGGCAGGTCTATCGCGTCCGGTTCCTGCCACAAATAGACCTCCAGGCCCTGCAACAGCTCCAAATGCTCCCCCAGGGCCGTGCGGCAGCGCTTCCAGGTCTTCTTGCCGGGCAGTCCCAGGGCCGGGATACCGTGCCGCCAACAGGTGAGAGAATCGGTCTCACCCTCCACCAGCAGGCACCAACCCGCGGCCTTGATCTTTTCCAGCATCCAGAGGCCGTAGAGCTGTACCTTGCCGCCCGTGCGCCAACGGAATTTGTTTTTATCGGTGTTGGCGAACCGGTGGCGGATGGCGGTAGCCTTGCCCTGCTCATCCCGATACTGAAAATCGGTGGCGAACACCCCGTCGGGGAACTTGTATTCCTGGACCCCGTTGGCCGCCAGAAAATCTTCCGGCAACCGCTTGGCCCGGGCGAACTCCTTGAGCCTGAGACTCAGGTAAACCGAATGGGAAGGAGATTCCTCCACCCCCGCCTGCCGCCCCAGGGCCGCCAAGGCCTCCTTGAAATCGCAGCCATGGCGGTCCTGGTAAAACTTGAACACATCCCCCTGGGCGCCACAGGCAAAACATTTATACAGCCCGGTCTTGAAATTTACCGATAAACTGGGGTTCTTGTCCTCGTGGAATGGGCACAGGGCCTGATGATTCCCTCCAGATGTAGGTTTTAAATTCTGCAACTCACCCTGATAAAAGGCTTCATAACTCAGGCGGTCCAGAATCCGGTCTTTAAAGCTCTGGAATTGTGACAAGGGGACCCCGGTGGTAGTCAAATCAAGGGTTTGGTGCGGTCAACGCCGCCAACATGTCTTCAACTGCGGCGGCCAAATCAGTCAGGCTGCCGTGATTCGCCAGCCGGTAATCCCACCCCTCCCATTCATCCAGGTCCACCTCCGAAACGTGCCCCGGAATGCCGCCAGCGCCAGGTGGTGCAGGCGTGGTGGGTCCAGGCGTCGGTGGTGCAGGCGTCTCGCCTGCACTCCTTATAATTTGCCTTTCAATCCTTACCAGCACCCCCCCCATTTTTTTCAAGGCCTCCGCCTCATCTCGGAAGCGCGTGTCGGTAACCACAATGGGCCTTTGGCCGTTGGTGGACAGAAAATCAAGGATTTCCTGCCGCAGATGCCTGATCCAGATATCCGGCCACACGTCCCGCAGTATCTCCGTCCCCAGCCACTGCATACAGAAGCGAGGAGAGACATTCCACCGGGGGTCGTCAACCTCCTTGCCGAAGGTCATCTGCTCATCCGTAAAAAGGAAAACGCCCCGCACCATTTCTTTCAAGGCCCCGGCAAAGGCGAACTGCGCATACCCGTGAGCCCCGGCCAGGTAATCGCCCACGGTGCTCTTGCCGCTGCCGGCCTTGCCGGAGAGGCCGATTAGGAGAGGCTTAATTTCCGGCGCCATCATTTTGCCCCCTCACAGTGGCGCAGGCGTCCCCGCCTGCGGGCCTTCTTGGCTGCTTTACGCGCCGCCTTCCCCACCTTGCCGCCGTCCTCCCGCCGATGCGAGCCGTCGGGGGCAACCTGATAAATCCGGCCGTCGCTGTACTTCACCCTAACCCCGGGTCTGAATCTGGCCACGAAACTTCCCCTCCCGCTTTGCCTGCCGGTAGATCGCCATCACCGCCCGGTAGTAAGCCTCATCGAAAGAGGCGTTATAGCGCTTGAGCACCTGGCGCTTGTCTCTCCCCCGGAGGGCCTTGACTCCCACCTCCACGTTGACGTAGGGGTTGTCGATGGGCCAGCGCCGCCGAAATTCCCGGTGAATCCCGAAGGGACCATAATATTTCCCCGTGCGCCCCAGGGGGCCGCACCTGATTTCATCCACCCCCGGCCCCCCCGACTCCACCCGGGCCACCGCCCAGGCAAACTCCGGCTCCACCCCGTAGATCAGGGCGCAGGCCTTCAGCCAGGCCAAGAGGAGCGCCGTGGCAAGGGGGCTTGTCATTCACCCCCCGCCCGCATCACCAGCTTAAGCCGAAACATGATTTCCGCCTGCAGCGTCCGTTCATTTTCATCGGCCTGGGCCTGGAGCCATTGGCGCAGTTCGGCCCATTTCTCCAGGTTGAGCGGGATGTAATAGGGGGCAGCGGTTCGCCCGTTTTTGTGGCTCTCGATCCCCCCCTGGCGGCCTCGGGCAACCAAACACGCAGCACAAAACCCCATGGCGCGCCCCAGTTTGTCGATCTTGACCGGGCTCCCGGGGGCTTTGCAGTCGGGGCGGGGGCAGGTTGGAATTTCATCGGCAACCGCCGATAGTGGGTAGGTCACAACTGGCGCTTTTTCTGGCAAGGTTTCCTCCTGTGTTTTCGGTAATTCTGCCGTAGTTTTGTACCGTTCGGCTATTCTCTGCACAGCTTCCCGTGTTTTTCTGATCTTTTCTGGTGACAACTGCTGCATCTCTGGCAATGGTTTTCCCTGAGTTTTTTTGACCGCCGGCATAATCCCCAAATCCCGGGCTACCGCCGGGGTCATTTTCTCCGCCCCCTTGCGCTTGCGCCAAACCCTGCGCTCCGCCATACACACCTTGCAGGCCCCCAAAAACTGCCCGGCCCGCTTGCCGGTTTTCCCACAGGCTATCTGCGGTTCTGCCGGATGTTTCGGACACCGCGGGGCCTCTGGGGCAGCCGACGGAATCTTCCCGGGACCCAAAACCCTTTCCGCCTCTTCCATAGTGTTGAATTTTACTGCCGATCCCGTCTCGCTTTCCTTTGCCTCATGTAGGGGCGGACCTGTGTGTCCGCCCTCTGGCGCCACCTTTCGCACCAATTCCTTCCCTTTGCACTCCAAACAATGAGCCAACCACCCGAGCATCGCTCCGGGAAAAACCCGCCGCCGCTCTTGCGCCGCCTTTATCTGCGCATTACACGGCGGTTGCAGATAGTTTCCCCTCAGCCGGGGGCAGTGGTAGGGCAAAACCGAAACCGCCGGGGCGCCAGTAGTCATCGCCCCAGTCTCACCCTGGCCCACAACGTCTCGGCCCACCACCCCAGCAGGAAGATCACCGTCAACCCCGCCACAATCACCGGCGACAGCACCACCGCCAAAACGTCAATCACCCCGGGGCCATCCTCATTCATGGTCATCCGCCCTCGCTTCACCAAAACAGGAAAACCTCCACCCGGGGACCCCCTGCGCCCACCGCCGGGTCCGCCCCCGCAGGGTGATCATCCCTGCCGCGGCCTCGCAGATCTCGTGGTATTGCCCCGCCGGAACCCCGCCGACGGCGCCCCCGGTTCTCACCGCCTCCATGGCCGCCGCCGTCTCCTCGAGACAGTAATCCAGCCAGGCCAGGGCCCCTGACAAGTCGGCCTGGCTCATACCCCCGACCCCTGGCCCCCAATCCCTGGCCCCTGCCCCCTGCCCCTCTCCCGCTTCTCGAATTCCCGGTCAAAATGGCGCACCCCCTCCCGGTAATCGTGATCCGGGCAGGCGATCTTGCCGCAGGCCTCGTTGATGGTGTCCACCGGAGCGCAGTTTTCGCAGATCCTGATCAGCAGGAGAAAGGCCTTCAGGGAGGGTTTCTGTTCGGCGTTGGGATTGGCCCATTTGTAAAGCAGCGAGTCGGTGCACCGGTCCACCCCGGCCTTGCGCAGGGCCACCGCCAGGCGGTCCACGTCCCGGCCGGTGATCAAGTCCCGGACCAAAAAGGAGATTGACCGGTCGATATCCTGCCAGAATTCATGACTCCCGCAGGCCCATAATTTATTTTGGACAATCATTGGACACCAGACCCCTCAATTGTCCACTAAAAACCTTCAAAAAATAAAACCCGGCAACCACGCGGGTTTCGGGCTAGTCATTTTTGGATAGTAGCCGGGGCGGCCATGGTTTATCCTCTCAACCATGGGAAACCTCGGCCCCGGTAGCACAGGCATCCAGCCGGTGGTCCCCGGAAGCCTCTTCAAACAACTCCTCCCGGGGCCGCCCCAGGAACCCGGCGATCTTCTCCTGCAAATCCCGGTTGCAGCGGTGGCCGTAAATGGTGTTGGCCACCGACCCGTAGGGCTCCTTGAGCTTAAAAGCCAGGCTGGTGATGTTCAGCCGCCGCTCTGCCAGCAAGGTCTTGATCCGCATGGTCTGTCTGACGTTCATCTGCTTTGCCATATTTTCACCTGTATCATTCTTTCCTTTTATGCTATGCTGCCGGACAAAATCCCCGGAGCCGGGCCTTCCGCCAAGATGAACCGGCCCCGGAGCACCACCTCACCACCCGCCAGGGCCAGAGGTTTGTTTATGGAATATTTGACCGTGGAATTTTCTCTCCTCACCAAAGGTCCGTTAATCTTCAAGTTCGCTGACGACCCCGAGGTACGGGCCAACCATCTCCAGGAATTTCTCAACCGGCAAGCGGCCCGGGGCTATCAATTGCTGGCAGCCTTGCCTCTGTCCTATATTACCTTCAAAACCCTGGAGCGCGCCGGTTTGCATCTGCATCTCTGCCGGCTGGTTTTCTTGGGGCCCGTTTGGCCCAACGCTCATAACGGCGATACAGAGCCGCCGCCTGGCGAGAAAGGGCCGGGGTCGAAATTGAAGCCTGTTTAAGGCAATCCGCCAGAGGATCGCTGGCGGCGGTTTCTGAAACTGGAGTTTTTGTGCTTTCAGCCATGCGCGCCTCCTTGGGGTATCTGAGAAAAGAATAATACACATATAGAAATTTACGTCAAGCAAAAAAACACAAGCCGATGATCGAAAAAAATTTACTCCCCATCAGGGACCGGATTTTGCAGGCCATCATGGAATTGCCTGAAAACCGATTGACCCGCAATAAATACCCCAAAGCCCCCGGCGTCCATAACACCGTGATCAAGCGTCTGGTTGACCGGGAGGCCCTCCCGGGCGTCAAAAACACGCTTAAAATTTGCCAGGCCACCGGCTTGTCAGCCGATTATTTTTATTTTGGCGACGCGGCCGCCATCACCAGGCTGGCCTCTGAATTCCAAGCCTCCTACCAGCCGACGGCCCCGGCCCCCATGGACACCGAACTCGTCGCCCAAATTGTCATTGACACGGAAAATTATTTAGAGGATCATCGGTTAAGAATTTCTCATCCGCGAAAAGGCAAACTGATTGCCATGCTGTACGAATACGTGGCCACCGAGCACCAGGCTTTGACTCCCGACATCATCAAAGCCTACCTGCGCCTTACCCATTAAAGGAGATTGTCATGTTGCGCGCCCGCTCAATTTTATTAATTGTCTTAACGCTGTGCATCATCACCGTTTGTCCCGCCTCCGCCCTGGCCCAGGCCAAGATGGCCACCGCTGACGAAATTGTGGCTATTTACGGCGCTCCGGATCTCATCGAATCCTCCGAAAACGAAACGCCGCGCCCCGTCTTCATCTCCCGGTGGTTTACCTATAAGTCGGCGGGGGTCAAACTCATGTTTCTGGCCGATACTCCGCAAAAGTGGGTGCTAGTTGAAGCCATAGACCTAAAAAGTGGCACCCCCTTGCCGGCTCAAGAAGTTAAGCGCCGCCTAAAAAATCGTTAAGGGCATCCACCCCGGCCGCCGCTACCGGCGGCTTTTTTTATCCCTAAAAAAACACATACCAAAAAAACTCCTTGACACATATATTTATATGTGTATTATTCTCCCCATACAAGCGCATCACCCCCACCCCTGCCGGCCGGTCTACCGGCACCAGCGAAGCCGGCGGGGCGGCCCGGACCCTCCACGAACCTGTAGCCCAAGGTGACCAGGGAAAGGGCCAGGGGGCTTAACGAAAC